TTGTTAAGTAGCTTTGTTCCAGTGTAATTTTGAATGTGAATATCTTGTGCAATCTCAATGAACTGCATTATCTTGTCCCTATCAATATTTCCAGCTAATGCGGTGTGCTTAGTTACGTCTTGAGCGTTTATTATTAATCCTACTGCCATTATTTAACGTCGTTTGGTAAGTTTTTATTTCTTGGTGAGAATCCTTTTAATGGTAAATTGTCAGGGTATACAGAAACCTGATAAGGATTAGTAACTTTAAAGCCTTTAATCTCTGCTGCTCTAGTTCCTATTTGCTCAAATTTTTCACTATCACTATTTAAATCTAACATCATAGTAACCCTTTCAAATTTATGGTGGCATCTCGCACCTCCTTTAAATTTAAATATATCGTATGTATCAGTTCCGAACTCTCCAAATCCAGCATTAACAACCGTATTACTCATTCTGTCTATATCTTCTTTTCTATACAATTTATTAGCGCTTAGCATAGCATTACAAAAATCTCTATCAGGAGATGGATTTCCAGTATATCTATACCTTACTTTAAAGTATTTCTCTTTTAATAATTCGTCTTGTGATGAAATAGCCGTAGGTCTAGCCGTACCCGTTGATACTAGATTAATAAACTTATCTACTATTGATAGTTTAGTTAATTTAATTTCTATCTCTTCATTTAATGATTTAATATGGTTATTTAAAACCTCCTCATCTTCTAGCTCTACATCTCTTTCGTCTAATACTATCCACCCCTCTTGAGTAGCATCTTCACACTCATCTAAAATGGCTTGTAATGGAGTTTTCACATTAGATAATTCTGTATTTACTTTTTCAACAGCATCAGATTCTTTTTCAATAGTATCAATTGCAATTTCAAAAGGGTTTAAAGTTTTAAAATATAGTTTCAAAGATATTTCATTAACTGCTAATATCCTATCAAATGAATCAATTAATAAATCTTGAAAGTTTCTAATTACTAAATTATCAAATATCAATAAAGAACTTTTTAACTCGTCACTATTAGAACTAAATCCTGTACCTGTAATAATTCCAAACAATAAAGGACTTGTGACGTTGTGAGATAATAATAATTTATCCCGTGATTCGGTTGCTAAATATTCATAATGTTTAGGAGCGTCATTTAAACTAATATCTTCAACCGTTGTACTAGCTTCGATATTGTCATTAAAAGAAACAATAACTTTCTTTCCTTTTGCACCTGTTAATTTAGCTGTAATTTTTTCAGATATTTCTTTTTGTTGAATCTCTGTGTATTTTCCACTATTTACATTTACTACCTTAGTCCCACTAAAACTATTTTGAGTTTCATTAATTAAGTAATCAGATATTTCTTCTTCTAATGTTGCATAAGGTAATCCACCTTGATAGTCAACATTAGCAAAGTATTTCATCCCAACTGAATAAGGCTTAATTACCATTATTTCACGATCTGAACCACTACCAAATACAGGAATTGAAACAGGTTTATATTCTCTAATGTTTGACCAATTATCTGAATACCAATAATTGTTTATCTCTCCTTCTTTGTCGCACTTTTCAGGACACAATAATTGTATAGGTGTATGAACAATTTTAACAACTCTTTTATTCTTATAGAGAACTTGCATTGCACATTGTCCCAACATCTTTAAATCAGAACAAATCTTTCGTACTTCATCAGGTGCAAAGATTGTCATAAATTGAGCGTACTCATTTGGTTTTTTAGCAGCGTCTAAGGCCGTTAAGCCTTTTCCGTATATCAAACGAATAATACCATTAATAACCGCGTTATTTGTTGTGCTGTTTTTATAGGCTTCAATTAAAAAATCGTAGTAATTATTATTATTTCCGTATTGCACATATTCATCCGCCCGTTTTTCTGATATCGTAGGCTTTTCGTATTGAGCCAAGTTAACAACATGAACAGCTGAAGTATTTTTTTTAATTGTCATAGTGTTTTATATTCGTTTATCGAAGTATTAGAAATATATTCCCCATTGTGCAAAGCGTAATTAGGTAAATCTGTAGCATCCGTGCAATAAATTTTTCCATTATAAACAACCGTACTATTTTGTTTAACTTGAAAAGTATAAAATAATCCCTCACTTAAAGCAAATAACGCACTAATTGTATGGTAATAAGAATTGACCGTTGAACTAGCAATGGTAATTGTAGTACTAACATTTGTACTTTCATTGGTAACAACCAAAGTATTATACGTTTCACTTCGTGGAGTAAAATTAATATCTTGTGATGTCGTTAATGTCTTTAAAATAACCATACATTAATATAACTAGATTTTTACATTTTGTTTTAAATAAAAAAGCCGTACCAAATAAATGATACAGCTTTTCGTAGATAGTAAACAATCAATCAAGACGTTACCAATGTTGCTGAAGTGAATAAAGCAAGCATAGATGCTTCGGTAGATGCGTTTAAAATGTTAGCTGGTATTTTTTCTTCACCTATTAAGTTCAATTCATAACCATTATAGTCGCCTAATTTTGTTCCGCCTTTTAAGTTAGCGTTAATTTCAGTTCCATATTCAAGCCCCATTATTTTGTAAACGTTGTTACGAGTTCTTACAACTACGTGAGGACGTCCCATGCACAACAATTTTACTTGTTTAGTTGTTTGGATATCTTGTTTTTTCAACTTCATAGTTAACTTTTGATTAACCATTGTAGTTCCATTTTCTCTACTAGATACAATATCTTCGTCAAAAGCATTATCTCCTTTTAATTCGTATTTGTAAAGTGTTACAGCGTTCGTTACTGCTGTCAATGTATCTGAATTTTCAGAAGTTCCGTAAGTTAAATCAGTTGATTTTAAAACGTTGTTAATAAAGTAGATAGCGTCTAATCCTCCATTTGAATCTTTACAACCTTCTACCCTACCGTGTGATGCGTCACATGCCATATTTCCTAATTTTTTAATTGTTTATAAAAAAAAGGGTAGGTTAATCCCACCCTTTTATTGTTTTTTGTTTTAGCTTTAAGGCCTATCCTCCGTAAAGAACTCCTTTAGTTGCTTGCCCAACATTTGCATTCAATGTGTAGATAGATCTTACAAATTGAGTATCTCCATCATTAACTAATAGACCAACTTCAAATCTGTTTACATCATCTAATAAATCAGTATTCCAAGAAACTGCAGCTTTACGTTGAGCGTATGCCATTAAGTTATTTGGTGCAGGGATAAAGATCATTTCAATACCATTGTAGAAACATTTTGCGTCTGCTTTACCTGACTCAAATTCAAAGTTAATTTGTTGTGCTGCTCCAACTGCATTGTTTGCAATTCTAGCCAATGCTCTCCATGCTCTAGGGCAATAAACAACTGTAGGATTAACCATATCGTCTATGTTTTCAGCAGGGATTACAGCGTAAATTTTCGCCATTTCAGCCGCGATATTAGCTGCAGTGACTGTTGTTCCTGTAACCTTGATATATTGACCAACTGCTGATTGATCGTATAATGCTTTCGCAAAAACTCCATCAACTAAACCTACTGTTAATGCTGCAACTGCTGTTTGTGTTGCTGCTGTGATTGATAATTGACCAGCTCCAGGAGTTAACGCTGCAATAGATGCTTTTGTTGCCGCAGTAATACCACCCCAAAAAATATTTTCAGCATCTTGAGAAACGTTCGGCCCGTATTGAGCTAATACTGTAGACGCAAATTCATTACTCTCGATGTTCCAAGCTCCAGGAGACATTGAACGACCAAAACGACCCGCTCTTAATGATTCTTGTAAAAATGTTTGTTTGTACTCTAATTTAGTAGGTGTAATCTCTCTGTCTGTGATATTCATAGAACCTGAAGAAGATAACGCAGCTCCTGTGTAAAGTTGTGCCGTTACATCTACACCTGATTCTGTGAAGATTGTACCTGCTTTAATGTCTGTGTTAAAAGTAACATATCCCTCTGAGATTGTTTTATTCGCAAATAACACCTCTTCTAAAATTGGCTCTACTGCCTTCCCTCTAATGTCTGTTTTCGTGTACGAAATTGCCATAATTTATTTATTTTTTGTTTTTGTTTATACTTTTTTTATAATGTTCTAAATCTTCAATTAAGAAATCTATTTGTTCAACTGTTAGTTTTCCTTTACAGTATGTTTTAATGGTTGCCTTACCTAATGCCTTTAAAAACATTTCGTAATTTATACCCGTTTCAAATGGATTAACAAAACTCAATTTGCAAAGTTTTTCATGTTAGCCTTAACTGCTCTGAATTTTTCAAGAGGTGTTTCAGGTGTATCGCTTTTTTTCTTGTTTTCAGGATTAAAAACAATAGGCTTTACAACTTCTTTAAGTTCAACTACTACATCAACTACATCAACTACATCAACTACTGTTTCAACTACTGATAATTCAGTTAATTTACTTTCAAGTTCTGTGATAGTTTTTTGAAGTTCTGTAACTTCTGCAAAATGTTGTTCTTCTGTAATAGTTTTAACAAGCTTCTTAGCTGTAGTTTGTTGTTTAGGTGTTTCAATTTCAGCTTCAACAACCGATTCAACTTTTTCAACAACTTCTTCTTCAACTATAGCTTCTTTAATCTCAGAAATAACTCCTTCTTCAGCAACCACTAAAATACGACCATCCTCTAGTTCATACTCTCCAACTGTCAAAGGGATCAATTCTTCACCATTAACGATCGATACCGCACTATCAGCTTCAAACATATCAGCTTCAATTATAGTAACTCCATCAACTAGCTTTGTTTGTTCTAGTTTAACGTCCATTTTCAAAAACAACTTAATGTTATTGATAGACTGTAAAAGTTTTTTATTCATTTTGTTTTATTTATTAATATAACTATTTATACTTATTTTGTAGTCTTTTACTTTATTTCAGTTATGATAAAATTTAAATCTGTTACTGTAATATTTGTTGTTGCTGAAGTATTTGCACAATGTATTTCTAAGTAATCTCCTTGTATGTGCGACACCACACAACTAAAAGAAACGCTTTCTGCTCTTCCACTACCGTTTGCAGTTGCATTTGTTCTCGAAGGTGTTCTAACTGCAGCCAATTTACTATCGTAAAAACCAAACTCGCAAACGTTATTACTCCCAGCATTGAATGAAAGTGAACAATGAATTAAGTATTTTCGACTGACATTCGCCGCGTTCGTCAATCTGTTATTGGTGTGTGTGTACTTGCTATTGTCAGCACTTGCCGTTGTTGTACCTAATACCTTATAAAATGTATTTGTAGCACTTACAACCGTCGCCGTAGCGTTGTTTTGCATGTACAATTGACCATTCACAGCCGTGTTTGTTATGCCTACACATCCAGAAAATAGTGATTTATTACTTGTTTCACTTACTCCCGACAAATAAGTACCACCACCCGAAAAATTGACCGTATCTAAAATATATCTTTCGTCTGCAATTGTCGCCGAGCTACTTACATTAATACCCGTTTCACCACTTAAACAAACGAATGATGAGTAGATAATTCTGAAACGTCTAGTAATGTTTGCCGTAGATGCAACTATAATTGTTGTGCTTGAAGTTCTACCATCAAAAAGAGTTCCGTTGAATCCTACCGTTCCAATAGTTCCATCTAAAGTAAGATTAGCGGAATTTAAAAAAGCTGAACTCTCTATAATTACATTTGTGTAATCCTTTATAGTTCCAACCGTTGCACAGTCTAAGAAGTTAACACCGTGCCAATCTAATGCCGTAGTTGTTGCGTCCCCATCTAAATCGAAAACAGTACCGTGTGTGAAAGTTATATTACGAATAGGTAACGAATAAACAGAAGTAATTAAGGCTGTAGAACTATTTAAACCAGTTGACGTTAATAAACAGTTTTCAGAACTTGCACCTAGTATAACCGTATTTGCACCGCAAACAATTCTACCACCTACCAAATCTATAGTATCAGTAAAATAGTAAGTTACGTTTGCAAGTAGTGTATAAACAGTTGAAACGGGAGTAGGTAAATCAGAAATAGAATTAACAAAAATAAAGTTACCATTAGTAATACCTAAGCCTATTAAACTTAAAAAATTAGCGTAACTAATCTTTTTCGTAACATCGCTATTTTCATCATCTAAATAAAGTGAATCTGTAACGTCCAATGTAGTAACATCAGTACTTCTAATATTATAAAGTATTTCAGCCATATTAGAAATTATTTAAAAGTTCTTTAATTGCTTGTAGTTCTTCAGTATCTTTTGTTGGTTCTATTACTTCAGTTTCAGAAAAGAATTTGCCCTCTAAACTATAACCGTTTATTTTACCAGCCTTAATCTTTTCTTTAAGTTTAGGATCTGAAACTCTAGCCTTTAAACACCAATCTCCTTCTGATGCTTCAAGATTATAAATGTTTGATTTATCATTATTGGGGTCTTCGACAATCCAAGATTCCATTACTGACACATCACTCGTTTCTTCATTGTGATTAATTGTAAAGCTATTACCTTTTAAGTTTTTCATGAACATTTCAGCAGCTGTAGCCACCGTTTGATTTGTAAAAAATATATCATACATAGTACCATTCTTTGTACGTCTTGGTATTTTTTTATTAGGTGTTAAAGCTATACCTACAATAATCCCCTGCTCCTCGTCTACTAATTTTAAACTTATAATTTCTTTAGATAAGTAAACAAAGTTTTTTTCGATTGCAGGAGATTCAACTATTGACATAGCAAACACTCCATCCTCATCGTTGTTAATCTTCATTTCGATACATTGTCTTTTTTCCATAATTATTTATTTTTAAAATGTTGCGTTCCTTAATTTGTTTCTGTCTAATTGTTGTTGAGTTGTTACTTGTCCACTTACTACGAAAGCCTGAATAGGTTGATTTAATCCGTTTAATTGATTTTGACCATTAGCACCTACTATATTAAAATTAGGTGTAATAGGACTTGTAACATTTGACGCTGGACTAGGTGAAGAATTTAACGAGTTACCACCGCCCCCTCCAGAACTACCACCATATTGAGTAGCCGCAATTTTAGCAATAGCAACACCGCCACTCGCTGCAGCAATACCAGCTTCTACAAATTGAATCCCCGTTGCAAGTTTTATCGGATTACCTCCAGCTGTTAACGCACCCGTTACAGCTAACGCAGTATTTACAATTGCACTAGACAAAGATAATGCCTTATTTATTTTGAATTGTGTACGTGCGTCTTTATCATTTTTAGCAGTGAATAGAGTTGTGGCATCTTGTAATATAGATAATGATTCAACAACCATTTGAATTTTTTGTTTTTGTAGTTTCTTACGATCTTCAATTGCTTTTAATTCGTTAATTCTTTCTTGCTCTAAAACGAAAGCGGCAGTTTCTAGCTTAAAATTAGCAATGTCTTGTTCATCTTTTTTGATCTTGTCAATACGTGCCTGTTCTTTTTTTGCTTTATCTTGTTCATCTTTAAATAATGATGCTGCCGCTTCCTCTTCATTTGCTTCATTTTGAGCTTCTGCTTCTAATTCTTTTTTTCTTGCTTCGTCTTCTTCTGTTTGCTTTAATGATATAGCATCATCTCTTATTTGTTTACGTTGTAATGCAGCTTCTTTGTCCATATTTAATACTTGAACCTGCATTGCTTGTTGTTCTGCTAAAAGTTTTTGATTGGCTGTAATTTGTTCATTGATTGCCTTGTTTGCTTTATCTTTTATATCTTTAGGGTCAAAGATTAATGATGCTTCCCAATCTTTCAAGTCTTTATTTAATGTGGACTTTTTACCGAATGTATTTAATATGGCGTCAGCAGTTTTTAAGATCAACGATAAAGGTATCTGTATAAAATCAATTACAGAAATAAGCATTTCTTTATTCTTTTGAGCAGTTTTAATTTGCTCGTCTCTAAATTTACGAGCCATTTCTACTTGTTGAATACCTGCTTTTATGATTTCACCCGTTTGTAATATTTTAGCTTTTAAAATGTCTCTTTCAGAAACACCTTGTAAACGTAAAGCGTTATCTTGATCTTTTAATCTGTCGTATTTTAATTGCTCCTGTAGTAAATGTTGATTAGATAATCTGTTCAATTCAGCTTGTTTAGCAGTTACACCACCCAAAGAATCTTTAATTTTATCCCAATTAGCGTATAATGCACCTAAACCAACTAATAACAAACCAATACCCGTTGCAGCGATAGCCCCTTTTATACCGCTAAATACATTTTTTGCTACTGCTCCAAGTTGTTTAAACGAATCTCTAGCTTCTCCTAATTGTTGTAAGCCTTGAGATAGTGCCATAGCACTTTGTACTTTTAATAATGCAGCCTCAACATTTTTTGATTCAGCACCAACCAACCCCATAGCACCCTGAAAAGCTGAGAACCCTCCAGCAGCTCCACCGATAGATGAAGTCAAAGATTTAAATTTAGCATCTGGATTAAAAGCATCCGTTAACGCTTTTGCGTCCCCTATTTTATCTTTTAAAGTTGCTGCCGCCTTAGCTGCGTTTATTGCTTCTGTAGATGTTGCACCAAACTTTTCAGATAAAAAATTAACTTCGTTTTGAGCTTCCCTAAGTTGTGATTTTAAAGAGCCTAAATTACTCTTTACGTCTAGTTCAATTGTTTTTGTTTCGGCCATTAAAATTTATTTTTCAATTTAACTACTCGTTTTTTTTGTTCGTACATTTTAGAAATACTTGTTTCTATTTTGTACTTTCCTTTTGCAATATCTATAT